CGTTAAAATCTGCGAATTAAACCGTGGGTTCTGTTTTAGAATAATATATACATATAGAATGATGTCTTTAACGAGCATATTTGCCTTATTCGGGTTTCCCGATGAAAATAATGAGGAAAGAAAAAATTTAGAGAAAGATTTAGAAATGTTTAAAGAAACACCTCAATTTAAATTAGGTATGTTTCAAAAACTTATCCTGAATGGAACTTTATTTAAAAAACAGGTTTTAAAATTCTTTTCAAAATCAGACCCTGAATTAGATGTTAATGGGATTGATGATGCAGGAGAATATATGATGTATACTAGGGCATATTTTTGGATTCAAGAGTGTAAAACTAGAAGTAAATTTTGGAATGAAGCCTTAAAAATATATTCAAATGAAGAGTTTTTATGTGCAGTAAAATTGTCTATAAATTACTTTGAAGGTGTAGAAGAATATGAAAAATGTGCACATCTAAAGAAAATTCAAGATTTTGTAGAAAAAAACTTGCCTAAGTAAAAAAAAGTTATTACCTTTAATTACATTTTAATTTTAAATGTTTAAAAATATAAAGGTTATATTTAAAAATAAGTAAATAAATAAAAATGAAAAATAAAGAATTAGTATTGAGACGCTTGGAGTCTTTAGAAGGGAAATTGAAACGAATGAGAAACGTTTTAAATGAGAGAGATGTAGAAACTGCTCGTCAAATTTTACAAGAAGTATTAGAATTAAGAGATGATATTCAATCAATCGTTGAACGTGAAAATTAATTAAATTAAATAAGTTATGAATCTTACCGCCGAACAAATCCAATCAAATTGGGTTGAATTAATGGGATATATTAAAGATTATATTTCATCTCCACGTAAAGAAAAATTGTTAGAATTTTATGATCAATATTCTGAACGTTTAATGTTAATGCCTGCTGCGCATAAAAAAGAATATCATAATGCTTTCCCTGGAGGATATGTAGAACATGTTTTACGCGTTATTCGATGTGCACTTAAACAAGCTGAATTATGGGGAAGTGAAGGAGCAGATATGTCTACTTTTACAATTGAAGAACTTGTATTTTCTGCTTTAAATCATGATTTAGGTAAAATGGGAGATGAAACAGAAGAATCTTATATCCCTCAAACTGATAATTGGAGAAAGGAAAAATTAGGGGAAGATTATATGTTTAATACTAAAGTACCCTTTTCATCCGTCCCTGATAGAGGTTTATTCATGCTCCAATCACATGCCATCCAGTATACATTCAATGAAATGATTGCTATTCAAACCCATGATGGTCTATATGATGAAGCAAATAAGAAATATCTTCTTAATTTTATGCCAGAACAAAAACCAAGAACATCTTTACCTTTTATCTTACACCAGGCAGATTTAATGGCAGCACGTATCGAATTTGAACGTGAATGGTTGCCTAAATTAAAGGAAGGTAAAAAGTCCGTGGATAACGGAAAGGGGAATTTTACATTGGGGAACAAACCCAACGCATCAAAGAAAACTTCAACGAAAACTAAAGCATTAGGTTCGTTTAAAAGTGAAGGTTTAAAAAATATATTTGATAGTTTATGATAGCTTTAATAGTCACAACATGCATTTTATCAGTATTAGTCGTAATCCTAGGGTTTACGACTTTTAATCTTCTTCGAAAAAACGAAAAACAAGAAGATATTGTAGCAGGATATTTAACCTACTTAGATAGGTTATCCCGCACAATTGAAATTTCAGATAAAAAACTTAAAGAGTTAGATCGTGGTGGAGTATTTGAAAAAGATGATGAGGTTGGTGTTATATTTCAATCTATTTTAAAAATCCAAGACATACTAAATGAGTTTAATCTTAGAAAATTCAATTAATAAGGTGCCAAAAAAAGCCCCAAATAGAAATTATTTCACCCAAGAAACAGAGGATGCTATTATATTATATAATAATACCCAGGACTCTGCTTTAAAGAGTAAGATATATGAAGAAAAGATCCATTATGCTTTTTTTAAACTTACCCAAAACATAATTCATACTTTTAAGTTTTATCATACCGAAGTAGAAAATTTAGAACATTTACAACACGAAATTATAGTATTTTTACTTTCTAAAATTCACCTTTTTAACCCAAGTAACGGTGCTAAAGCTTATTCGTATTTTGGAACAATTGTTAAACGTTGGCTTATTTTATATAACGAAAAAAATTATAAAAGTAAAATAAGTAAAGTTTCTACAGATGAACTTTTAAAAGATGATACACATTCTTATACTTTAGATTCAACCCCATCAAACGATAGATTATCAAATTTTATGGATGAATGGGTTGAATTTGTAAGTTTTAATATTTATGAAATTTTTCCTAAAGAGTATGATGCTAAAATAGCTGATGCAATTCTTGAACTTTTTAGAAAACGAGATCAAATAGATGTTTTTAATAAAAAAGCTCTTTACATCTATATTCATGAAATGATTCCGGATGCTAAAACCCCTAAAATAACTAAAATAGCAAACATTCTTTATAACATATTTAAAAAGAATTATTTATTTTATTTAGAACAAGGGTATATAGATCTTCAACTTTTATAGTTTTCTATATTTATAAAAAAATATAGGCGTATGAGTCATTTAGAATCTAATATATTTGGTAAGAAAAAACTTTCCGATATATTTAAAGAAATTTACGAAAATCAAAAGAAAAAAGAGCAACAAATTACTGCTTTAATAGGTGAATTAAAACCATTAATTAATGATATCGGTGATGCTACTTTAATTGTACCTTTAATTAAGGAATACATGGAGTTAGGTATTAAAAATGATGAGCAACTCATTAAAATGGCTACTATTGTTCAACGTGCTTTAGCATCTAACAAATCAGAAGAAGAAGGATTTGGAATGACTGAAGAAGAAAAAGCCCAATTACTATCAGAGGTTAAAAAATTTAATCCTAAAGATTAATGGCAATTAATAAAACGGGTATAGCGAATTCCACTAGAGGAGTATCTGCAGCTCCATCTGCTCAAGGATTTCAATCTCAAATTGATTCCTTAAAAAGTCAAATGGTTGCTGCTAGGGTTACTGACATCGTATTAGATGAAAACCACCCTAAATTTAATGATGTGGGTCAATGGAATGGAATTGGAGCTATATTTTTTGAAGTAGTAAATAAATCAGCTTCTGGTTTATCTACTTCTTTTGCTCTTCCTTATGACTCTCAAACTAAAACATATCCATTAATTAATGAAATAGTACTTTTAGTTTATTTACCTAATCAACTTTTAGGAAAAAATTCTTCAAGTAAAGCTCCTTTTTATCTAAAACCTTTAGGAATATGGAATCATCCCCATCATGATGCTTATCCTAATTTAAATATTCCGATTTTTACTTCACAAGCTAGAGATTATGTTTCATCTGATGAAGGAGTTGTAAGACAAGTTACAGATGGATCTACTGATATTGAATTAAATAGCCCTACAAATCCCAGCCAAAATACATTTGTTGAAAAAACAAATATTCACCCTTTATTACCTTATATGGGGGATACATTAATTGAGGGTAGATATGGACAGAGTTTAAGATTTGGAAGTACTGCTAAATCTAAAAGTGCAATTACAAATTCTTGGTCTACCTCAGGTGCAAATGGAGACCCTATTATTATTTTAAGAAATGGACAACCTATAAATGCAGATGATAGAGGGTGGATCCCTATAACAGAAAACATTAGAAATGATTTATCATCAATTTATTTAACTTCATTTCAACGTTTACAAGATTTTAAAGTAGCTAGTGAATTGTATAATTCATATACTACTCCTCCAATTGTACCTAGTTTATTTACCCAACCTCAAATAGTACTTAATTCTAATAGAGTTGTTATTAATGCTAAAACAGATAGTATTTTATTAAGCTCCCAAAAATCAGTTGGTATATCTACTCAAGGAAGTGCGAATGTAGATTCTAAATCATTTTATGTTAGTTCAAACGATATAAAGTTAGGATCTAAAAATGCTACTGAACCTGTTTTAAAAGGAGATACAACAGTTGAATTATTAAAACAATTAACCAAAGCTATAAAAGATTTAGCTACAATATTAGAAGTTGAAAAAAATTGGCCTGGGGGCAATTTACAAACAGGATACAATGCTGTTGCAGGTAATGTTTTAGTAGTATTAAATGATATTACTTCCCAATTAAATGACAATAGTTTAAAATCACAAACCACTAAAGTACAATAATGAATCCTTATAAATTTGATATTAAAAAAATTGATATTGGGTGGGAAGCTGAAGTTTACTATCAAGGTGAATTAATAGATTATAAACTTTATAGTTCTGATTATGTTGCTTTTATTGACGGAGTTGATTATACTGGGAAAACTAAAAAAGGGATTGAAGCTGAATTAAAATTTACAGCCCAAACTTTAGGATTTTTTAGTAAGAAAACTAAAAAATATTTTCCTTCTTTAGATGAACTAGGTATTACGGATGAAAATACAAACCCTTCAGATATTGATTTTTCAAAAGTTTTAAGTATTTTAGGAATTGATCTTCCAAATATTAGTATCCCCCAAATCCCCCCTTCTGGAAGTGT